GGTTATAGAATTGTTTTGGGGACTTATCGTTCCATTTTTGCTATAAACATAACCACTTACACCATTTATCAACGCACTACCAGTAAAGTTGTAAGTTGTATTTTCTACAATAAACTCTAATCTTTGACCTGGACGAAGATTTTGGAAGTCAATCTGGGTTATGTTTCCGCCTAAAGTGAAGGTGTAAATAGTTGCTAAACTACAATCTACAACAACATTACCACTAACCGAACCACCAGAAACAACATCAAAAGTTTCTGTCTTATATGTATGGTGATTATCTGTATGTAAAGTAAGTGGGTATAATGCCGTTCTACCACTTGTCGCCGCCATTACAACATTATCTAAACCTGGTATTGTTGATGATATACCACCAATAGTGGCAGATTGATTAGCACTATTAATAATGTTTTGTCTTCCCGCAAACGCACCACTATCATTATTATTTGTTAAATTATGTCCGTATCCACCAGCCAGTATAGATTGTGAATTGTTTTGGAATGAATTGTTTTCTGTTGCCATAACAACATTTCGGTTTCCACCATCTAACGATGCGTTTGCTGAACCGATGATAGATGCGTAGTTCGCACCACCACCATTACCAATAATAGATGAATTAGATGAAATAACTACACCATTATTTCCACTTCTGTATTGTGAATTATCTGAACCAATTACACCACCGCCGTTTCCGCCGTTGATTTGGTTGTTCTGTCCCGCTAATAAGAAACTCCAATTACAACCACCAGAACCATCAAGGTTTTCACCACCTAAAATAACATTATTTCTACCTAATCCGTTGATGGTTGATTTATACCCCCCGATAATAAAGTTCATACCATCGTTATTAGAATTAGCGATTGTGTTTTGTTTTCCACCTAATATACCAGAAAAATTATCATCTGTAATTCCACCATCAAACGAATTGATTACAAAGTTTCCACTAGCATTACTTGAATAGGTATTACCACTACCATTTAAGATGGTATTGTGGTAAGACGATGAAGTCATACTATTTGTATTACTAACACCACCCAAATAAACAGAATAAGGGGTTAGAACACTTATGTCTTGTCCCATTACAATAGTTCCTTCACCATTCACATCAAGGTTTTCACCAATACCAATAATGTTGGTTGTAGATGCTGATGATTGAATATCTCTACCAATCTGTATCATATCTGTTCCGCCTTGGTTTCCGTTTCCGTGTCCTATTAAAGTATGATAGTTTCCGCCTTGGTTAAAGTTTTGTCCTATACCAATAGAATAATTACCATTTAAGAAAGCATTACTATCCCAAGCGAAGTTAAATATTCTTTGTCCGTTTCCCGCTCCATTATTATATCCCATAGAATATTGGTATGGAGCATTTGTATTACCAACTTGTCCTATTGCGATTGAATTATTCGCAGATGTATTGATATAACCATTTGAACCGATTGATATAGAATTATTAGCACTTGATTTAATGTCTTGTTGTGTTCCTAATGCGATTGAATAATTACCCTGGTTATTACTACCATATCCTATAGTTGTAGTCGCTAATCCTGGACTTGTATGTCCTCCACCGATTGCTATACCACTATCACCAACAGAACTGCTCCAACCAAGAGCAATAGAACCATTACCAACAATAGCATCAGTATTAGAACCGATTGCGATGTTGTAAGTCCCCGTTGCTCTGGCATCATTACCAATAGCGATACTTTCAGTTCCAGATGCTATACCTTGTGTTGATGTTAAAGATGATTTCAAACTATCAGTCCCCGTGCCAGGAACCAATCCAGCGGTATAACCACTCATCTTGTAAGTTGTTGTATTCCCCGAATTATTTGCTACGAACCACTTTATTTCTGTCGGGGAGCCAGTAAAAGCGGGTAAAGACGATATTTGAATATTTGCCATTTTAATTTATTGTTATTTGATATTTAGTTGATAAATAAAGATTTACCATAAGTTTTTCGTTGTTTGTTAATTCTCTATCATAAATGATAAGTTCCCATAATGTTCCATCTAATAATCCATCTGATGCTGTTGGTTTATTAAATAATGATGAAAAAGTCATATCATTACCACCACCGATAGATTGTGTTAATACAATACTACCATTTTGTCTGATTTCATAATTTACATCACCTTTGCTCCAAGTTCCAATCTGTGCTGATGTAGAATTAACACCACCCACAGCCAAGGCACCATCATTATCTATAAATAGACCTGGTGAGCCCATAATACCCGTAGGTATGTATCCACCAATACCATCGTCATTAGAAGCGATAATATAACTACCATCACTACTTATGTTATTAACTTTATAGACAGCGAATGCTGTAAAGTTTGGATATGTTAATGTTCCAACCAAAGTCATTTCAGCATCATTTGCCATAGTAATACCCGTTAATGAATTAAGAACATCTGTAGGATAAAAACCTAATGATGTATTTGTCGTTGCCACTTCACCACTTTCACTATCAGTCCAAGTTTCTACATAACCACTTATGTATTTGGTAATTCCAACATCAGAACGCCACCACTTATCTAATCCAAGAACATCTGTAGGAACTATAGAATAGTTGTATTCAATATTATCACCATTTTCTGCTGTTAATATATCACCCGTTTCTGCCAATAAGAAGTCCCCTTGTGGTAAAGGTGTAGGACTTGGCGTCGGCGTATAAGTTGGCGTTGGTGTAGGACTAATTGGAATATAAGTGCTACTTGGTGTTGGCGTGGGTGTGCCAGTATTGGTAGGTGTTGGCGTTGGACTAACTGGAATATATGTGCTAGTAGGTGTTGGCGTCGGACTAGCGGGAATGTATGTGCTAGTTGGCGATGGCGTAATTGAAGGCGTAGGTGTGGGACTTGGTTGTGGTTGTGGTGAAGGGTCTGGAAATAAAATGCGTGGAACTAAACCACCAAAGTTAAATGTAGGTTCTCCGTTGATATAAGTAATTTCTAATTTTTTAAACTTTGCCATTATGTAGTATTTGTATTTCGTCTATCAATTTATTAACATCAACTTCTTCACCCATATTGAAATAGTGTGTTTTTATCTTTACTGCTTCTTTATTTTGTTCGTCATAATATAAAACCATCACCCCAACAATTAAACTTTCTAAATCCCATTCTAATCGTTTTATGTGGTATTTTTCATATTCTACACCATCTATAAATACTTTCTTATGAACCCACATACATTTCTAATGTTGGCGGTTGTGGAGCGGGAGCACACCAATCAATATCGGGTAATCCAAATACCCAATCGTAATTTTGATTGGTTGTATTTATGATTTCTTCTTTTGATATAATCCAATCACCATTACAATCTTGAACGGGATTGTAATACCATTTTGGTTTTATTTCAACACCTATTAAAAGGTTTTTCTGTTCTTCTGTTAATAATCCTACTTTCATATCTTTAATAAGGTGCTCTACCTAAACTATTTTGTAAATTATACACAAGTGTTTCAAACGACATCATTTCATCAATATTAAATGATTGTCCGATATAGTTAAATTGTTGTTGGCTGTCTGTATAACTATCAGCCCCACTACTATTGTCCCTACCACCAATCCAAATATTAGCGTTGTTAATAATGTTAATTAAACTAACACTTGAAGTGCCCGTAATTTGTCTTAATGAAGCGTATTGTGTTGTTCCCGTTTTTGATACTTGATGAAATCCTAATTGTGTTCCTTCAGCATCTGCGGTTCTATCAACTAAAACATAGTTGGCTCCCGCATTCTGTGCTTGATAAAAACCATCATCAGTAGTTCCAACGAAAGTTTGATAAGGTATAATCTGTGTCGCACTTGTTGGTGCCGAATTATTACGAGCACCCATTACTGCTCCACTATCCGATGTTGTAGCAACTGATAAAAATGCTCCAATAGATAAATTATCATCAGTTAAAGATGTCTGTGTATAGTTAGTATCACCATAACCATTTATACCATCAAAAGTAGTTCCCGATGATGAATAACTAACACCACCACCAAAAGTAATATCCAAAGAACCGCCAGGTGTTATACCATCTACTGCGTGTGTAGCAGCAGAACCCCCTATGTGAAGATACATACTAATCAATCTATCATATAGATTGTTAGATTTTAACCCTTTATAGAAAGTATCAACATAAGTTCTTTCTGATGTTGTTGCGGTATAACCTTGTGTTTCTAATTCACTTAAATATGCCGCAGCATCACTATCAAAAGGAATAGGTGTAGCAGTTGGCGTGGGTGTAGGAAAAGGTGTGTTTGATGGTGTAGGTGAAGGACTAATTGGTGGTGTCGGTGTTTCTTCACTTGGTATTCTACCCAAAGGATAAATAACCCTCGCTACGACATTTGATTTTTGTAATTTAGCCCAATCTTCAGTTGAAAGGGGTTCATATCCTTTGAATTGTCTTCGCATATCTTTTTTTTAAGGCTTAAAAATGGGGGGTAATGAAACCCCCCATTCTATAATTTAAGGGAAAATTACTCCCTATCAACACTAATGTTAGAACCCGCCAAGAAAGCAGATAATGTAGTGGTAATATCCATCTGTGGAACTGAAATCGTGCCGTTAGATGTTAAAGTAATTGTGTATGCTTGTAAATCACCTGGTAAAGAACCTGAAGCGATTGTAGCAGAACTGATAAACATTCCGCCATCTGCCCCAGCCAAGAAGTATTTACCCGTCTTCAATTTAACAATCCAATAAGAAGCAGTATTTTTTACTATTTCCTGGTATAGATTTGTTCCGTTTATTTGGTCTAGCCCCGGAATTGTAAATGAAAGTGATGTGTTAAATGTAAATCCAAGTGCCTCTAAATTAACAGAAACTTCTTCGTTAAGAGCAGCGCTTGAATTACGCACAACATCAATTTTCTTAAACTCTAATCCCAAGCCAGTTGAACCAGATACAGAAGATACTAAACCATCACCATCATAAGTGATACTATCAAAGTCAGCGGTGCTGCCCGTTGAAGTAAGAACCCATATGCCCTCTATACCTGGCACATTATTAACACACGAACTTAATTGTAGCCCGTTTGTGATTACGCAGTTAGAACCTGTAGCCATAATATTATTATTTTAATTTTTTTATTTTTAATTTTTTTTATTTCTTGTTTGGTGGTTTCCCCCTTTGTCCTTATCTTTGTATTGTTAAAAAGAAAGGGGGATATACCAAAACAGAATATTTTTTAGTTATTAGGAAGCAAAAACTACTTCATCACAGAATGCCACAGCCGAACCGACTTTCGCAACGAGTTTCATGCGAAGCGACCCAAAATCTTGACTTATCCACGAAATCGGACTGCTCACATCCGAAAGCAAATCTGTGCCCATCATCAAATTATCTGAAGTTGAAAGAACCACATAATTACCAGCAGAACCGATTTCAGTAGCAACGATTTTAGTTGCTGTGAAAGGAACTTGGATTTCATATACACCATCTTTCAATACTTCTGGATTGTAATGGTAAAGATTACTATTTCTTAATGCCAAAGCGTATGCTTGGAAATCTGAATGCGATACAGCCAAGATTGTTGGAACTGACTTTAATTCAGCGGGTAAGTTTAAGATGTAAGTATCAACAACTTCTAAAGCGTTTGTTGAAGTCATAGCAGTATAACTTACATTTGTAGTAGCAGCAGAACAAGAAGCAGATTGTAATTGCTCTATAATTCCACTAAATCCATCACCAGCAGAAGTTCCACCCCAGAACTTTCTAGAAATAAAGACATTCGCTTTCTTTGCCAAATCCGTCATAAACGCATCTGTTAAAGAAGGTAAGTCAATATTGTAAGAACCAGGACGCATTCTGATAGACAAGATTGTTTGGTTTAATTCTGCTTCGCAGTAAGATTTTTCAAATGTGTAAGGACTAACCTTTAATTCTACTTCACCCATAGTTTCAGTTCCACCAGTAAAAGTAGAACACCCATTACCTCTGTATCCCAAAGTATCAATAGAACCACTATCAAAAGTGGGGATTAATTCGGCATATTTAATGCCAGGAATTACACGATAAGTGCTCGCCTCTGTTGTATCCATCACTATACGGGAAAGGAGCATATCTGCGTTCGCATTCAAATAATCAGACATACTTGAAACATCAGCAGCGAAGTTAAAGTTTTTTAATTGATTTTTCATAATCGTTTTATTTTATTTTATTTGTTTTTTATTTGTTTTTTATTTTTGTCTCATCGCCTTCAACACTTCTAATCTAGTATCGGTTGAAAATGCTTTTGATACAATTTTATCTTCTTTCAAAGGTTCGTGTGAAGCCTCGGACTTAAACTTTTCGTAGTCCTTCTTCAACTTCATCATTTCTTCTTGAACTTGTTGGATTTGTTCTACCACAGGGGTAAGAGCATCAACGATAGATTGGACGATGTCTTCATCAACAACGCTTTCAACTTCAGCGGGAACTTCTACTTCCACTTCTTCCATTTCCACATCTTCCATTTTTTCTTCACCCGCTTCAACGACATCGTCAGCACCAGAACGGATTTCTACCAATTTACCTTCTTCATCAGTAATAAAGGTTTTTTCCCCGTCCAAATACTTCCATTCGCCAGCACCTACAACAGAATAAGTCCCATCTTCATTTACCAAGTAGATTGTATCACCAACAACGAAATCACCTTCCGTTTGGTTTGATACGATGTATCCACCTTCTAATTCAACTTCAGCGAACTTTTCTGTTTTAGCGGTATTGAACTTCAAACCAACTAATTCAGCAACTTTTTCTAATATTTCTTTAGAGTTCTTCATAGTTTTTATTTTTTGTTTTATTTATGATAAATATATCATTAAAGTTTATTGTTTATTTTCATTATTGAAATATTCCCCTAATAAAGATTGTAATTCAAATAATAGTTTAGAACTATCATATAAATCAGCCGCTTCATCGTGGGTTTTACAAGGCATATATCCGACACCTTCTTCGTAATGTGTCCCACTACAACCAAGTCGTTTAGCATATTCATCTGCTTCACTTTCGGTTGAAAATGCGGGGGCTCCACCATAAATACCTAACATAGCCATTTCCGTCTTTTCCATATCAACGGGGACACAATTAGGAACTTCCCTTCCATCAACTATTTTAGTCCCGTAGGGTTCATATCCGTCCCAACAAGTCCCATCGGGGAAATTGAAACTTTCACGCCAGTAAGAATAACATACAGCCGCCCTTTGTTTTTCATCGGGGAACTCTGTATTCATCTTACTATCACCCATACATCTTGAAATAAAATCGTCCCTTGTTTCCGTAGCAGTTGGTTCTACAAAATCTTCTTCTTTAACATCTTCAAAGTTAAATGGAACTTCTTGGAACATTCCTTCTAAAGATATTCCAGCGGTTCTTTGCGATAAAACAAAACTTTCAAATAATTCTTTGTTCTTGAAGTGTAATGTTGTAATCCAAGTGCCAGGTTTCATTTCCCTACCGAAGATTTGATATGACTTATCTTCTTTTGGATTGTCCCCCACCAACCAGTTTTCATAACTGAATACATCATCAGCGTTAAAGATTTTATCTGAATGTTCGTAGTTGATAATGTTTTTAACCTTACCACTTTCTTTCATTCTACTAAACTTCTTTAATAGTTTTTCAATAGTTTCACGGGACATAAAAACATAATAAGGTTTTTGTGTCTGTTCGTCATATCTGTATATCTTTGTATCGGGTTCAAATACAACAGCGGTTATATCCCCTTTGTATTCATCAGCCGAAAACTTTACAGACATTTCTGTTGCGTCGTTTAATTGTCTTTCCAACCAAGCCATCGCTTCATCATAGTTAGAGCGCGATAAACCCCAGGCAGCCATCATCAAATCGCCACACCCGTCTTCAAAATCTTTACTACTTTCCCAATCCTTCTTATGTCTTGAACCATAAGAATACATACGGGATAAAATATCTAATGATGCGTCATAGTCAGATTTAGACAAGTCATTTGCTCTTTTCTTACCTACGGGTGTTCCAC